GCAGAGACAAGCGATTTTATGCAGGAATAAACAAACATGTCACATCTAAGTCAGTCAAAGTGACAGACGCACTACTAATAATGCTAAGGCGATACATACGGGCATGGGAGGGTGCATTGTCTCCGGTTTGTTGAGTTGCTTGCACAAGGAATGACCCGGTGAACCCGGTGCGGTAATTCGCACCGGATGTCATCGTGCTCCCGCACATGTTGGAGTAGATCACGACTGGCTCCGTCGACCAGTTGTCATCAGTATAGTACAGGAAAGCTCGTAGAGCAGTTCCCGCAGCCGTACTGAGACCATAAGCATTGACATGGACAGTGTACACACCCACGGGCACCACCATCGACAAGCCGCCAACAGCGGCCTGGGGATAGGGCACTCCATAGGGGGTGCCAAAGTCGGCAAATGTAAATGGTGTTCCAGCAGTCACAACCTCGGAGGTATTTCTCCCGGCAAATACAATGCATTCAGCAGGGCGCAACAAAGTGTTGATTTCAGAATGTGGACAAAACAACCGAACGGAATACGTGATGAAGACTCTACCCACGATGGTGCTGGAGGCCATACCAACAGTCGCGATGTTGAGAATCCCAGCATCGGATATGCGGTTGTCACCTGCACGCACGGTGGTTCGTGTGTACCGCGGCCCATTGGGGTGGAGGTCGGCTCGCCCAAGCGTGCACGAGGATGGTTGCCACGCCGCTGAATTGACAGCACACTTATAAATAAGCAGCTCCGCCTCAGTAGATGGCTCCTCGTCCGTTGGGTCTGGCTCGTAAGCCAGCGTCACTGCACCTGGGACCGTGGTACTACATCTTGGCACGTAGTCCACTCTGATGGAATGAAACTCATATCTCTCCCAGTTGTGAGCAAGGCTCGCCAACCAAGGGAATGTGAGTTCCTCAGCGGGATTTAGGATGTAGCGGTTGATGTTGAAGAGGACCTCACCCTGAAGCACTCCGGTGCCCAGAGGCTCGGTGTGATCAATGATGAGTTCATTCGACCGCTGCCGGATGCGGGGAGCACGGTTCTGGAATTTGCCGCCAACGGCGGCAGGGGCTGAACCGGCTACTATGCCACGCCCGGGTTTGTTGTTTTTGGTTTTATTTGTCATTTTTGGCACGTTTCGACTCGCGGGAGGCCCTCGTAAGGCACGCGGGGCAGTAATACCGTTGAGGGTGACGAGGCGAGGAATCCGCGGGAGGGGATTTCGTTTTTGTGTTTTTGATTTTTCCGTTGTTTTTGGCGGTGATTGGGGGGGCTGTGGAGTAGGTTCAGGAGTGTGTGTCATGGATGGCGGAGGTTGGGTGTTCCGGTGTTGCGGTCCTCGAAGGACACCGGAGTCAAGGGTTTGTTGGATTCCTCGACGAGTTTGGAATAACAATTGTCTACCAGCGGCGGTGGCACCAAGTGCTGCAAGTGTTGCTGCAATGGTGGCGGGTTCCATTGATGAGTAGCTGCTTCAGGTCTTACGCTAACTCATCAAGTGGGCGCCTGAGTTCTGGACGCCCGTGGAAACGCTGCACCAGCGGCGGCTCCCTCCAGCTGAACGCTGCCTTGTCGTACATTTCCTCCAGCGCAATCTGGTGATCCGGATCGAACCCAAACGCTAGATAGAATGACAGGCGCGCCTCATCGCTGGGGGCCTCTCGCTGGTGCCCCATACCGTGTGACAAGTACTGAAATCCAGTCTCCACCTCCTCGTGCGCCATACGTTGCGAATCCCGACACATGTAGTCGTAAAATGCACCGAGAACAGGGATATTGCCGTAACAAGACAGGCCGCATTGTCCAATAGCGGTCCGATAGGCGTCACATGACTCAGCGTTGGTAATAGACTTGATACTAATGGCGTCCTTAGCCAGGCAGACAGGGAAATTCCTTACCACTGTCCACCGATCGCCATCAAACACTGGGTGGGTCTGGCAGAACTCGATATCTTCCAACCGGGTCACCACCTTCTCCATCGTGATTTGATAGCCCCACCGGCGAAACAGCGTGGGCAGGGTTTCGGTTAGACGGGAAGCGAATCTACGCTCCACCATGATGACACAATCATCACCATTGTTGACCAGCCGAAAGTTGCGCACGCCGTTCGCACGGCAAGCAGTCCACACCATAGCGCACATCAAAATAACGTTGCCCATGGCAGTATTCATGTCCCCAGACATCCGACACCCACTTGTGCGGTATCGCACCTCGCCGTCGTCGCTGCGCCCAAAGCCCATGTTCTCTAGCTGCCACATGAGCAGTTGATTGAGTTCCGGGTCGTTGTTGTAGATGTAGCGATAGAACGAGTGCTCATACCGGAGAGCATCCCTGCTACAGTGCTGATCAAATCGAACAGCATCTATCGACAGCGCAGCCGGGCGCTTAAAAGCAGCCCAGTTTGTGGCGAACATTTCTCCAACTCCGTACGCGTTTCTACCTTTGGCCACAGTTGGCCCCCCAAACACACGATTAATCGCGTTGTATACATCGTGTTCTATCTTCTTCAGATACATTCCAATCGCAACGTTGTACTGAGGATTTCGAGGCTGTATCACCCGTGGTGCCGGATCGGGTTTGGCGGTGAGGTTCGTCTTCTCCGCCTTGACAAATGTCGATACATAAGAGTGTTTGCGCTGCACTCCAGACTCAATGAATGCCTCCGCAGCACGCGTATAAATCGCCTTCTTGCGACCCCTGTATCGCTCCACAAATTCTTGTGGGGTATCAGGGGTGGTCGATGGAAGGTGACGTTTACAGCGTGAGCGAAACTTGCGCAGGTCATCACTCCATGCCCCGGGGGAGGGCTTCACCGGTGGGGCAAATCCATCCGGTGACTCTTTACTCTTGACGAAGAAAATTCGCTCGAGAATACCCCGCCTCAAGTTGCTGTAGGAATTGTTGTGGACGGTAAAGTTGTGGTTCGACACCAGATCGTGGAACTGCAACACCCGTCGCTTGCGGGCTGTGCCACCCATTTCCAGACAGTCCATTGCGCACCTCTTCCCATAACAATCACGTACTTTGTCCTCATGTAGAGTGGTATGGGTATTGGTGCCCTGCCGGAAACTTGGGCACCCCTAATGGGAGACGGACTTAGCGCGGACATCATTCACAATGCCCACAGCCGCATAAACCACGTCCCATAGGGTTCGCTCACCAAGTGCAGCTTTACGCAGTCTTGCTGCATTGGTGGTTGGGATACGACTCGCGACGACTTCTGCCTCGTTCGGCAGGAACGCCATTTCGACGGCCAGGCTCAACGAATTTGCCAGGAATGTGGTTCTCAGGTCTTTGTTTGGGATGTTTTTGAACGCCGTCTTGCGAATGTAGGCAGACACAACCGACCGCATGGCAGGTGTGTCCTTGGCATGCAGATTACTCCACTTTGCCTTGGCACAACGGACCAGTTGGGCGATGTTGCCTCCATGCATCCTCGCAATTCGACTACGACGATACAGCCGGTGGCGCGGACGGTCCATCCTTGATGTGACCATGACGCGCTCAATGGGCGCTGCTTCATCTTCATCCATCTCCTGAGTTCCACCAGTGGCAAAACCTTCGTCGAGTGGGGCTGGTGGGGCAGTACCCACCTCCGTTTCAGCGTCAAAGGTCTCATGGACAATAGCCCGTGCTTGAGACTGTTGCGCGTCTTCAACAAACGCTCGCTGACCCGTATATACTTGCCATACATATACCCCAAAATGGACCGGCATCTTCGCGGTCGTGATAGCCAGCTTACATGAGCCGCTGGCCGTAGCCCGGACGATCTGTTCTGTTTGGACCGCCACTTTTCTCCCCCCGATAATCGCCCTTTTGGCCGTCATGGCCACAACGTCGTCACCAATGCCGAAGGCACTGTCGATCACACTGGCTGTCTCACGCACCAAAGGCGTATCGGCAGTAGTGACCAACTCAACCAGTCGCTGGCCCAGTGTCTTCTTGGGCACAAGTGCTAGCGGGCGAGCACCCTTCTGGACCACACCACGACGGATGCGGGCCAAGTGCGCTTGCCATCGCCAGCCAAGGTCGACGGTTGCTTTCCAGCGGTTGTGATTTGCTCGCTCGAGTGGTATCAGTGCCACACCCTCGCGGATGCGGCGCAGATGGTTCTGCCACTCCCAACCCAGGTTGACTGTTTTCACCCACCGCTTGTGATCGGCTCTCGTCACCGCAACGAGCTTTACACCCCATCGGATGCTTCGCAGGTGGCGATCCAACTCCCCCCTAGTCAGATTCAGAGTCGGTCTCGTCGTCGGCGCGTTCTTCCTCCTCGATTTCTTCAAATGCAACGCGGATGACCCCGGCACCCGGCCTGGGATGGATCCACCCGCGGAGGCGATCTTGGAGATGTCGAGCGGAGAACACGAGCTCGAGTCGGTCCCGGCCCCCTGACCGATACTTCCTGAAGGCAAACCACCGCGTTTCGCTTTCTTCATCGGTGATGCTGATTGCGTCCGAGTGGGTTGCCGGGCAGTAGTCGTAGAAGAGGATGTTGCCGTCTTGACAGTGGTGGATGGTGATTGGCACGGAGCTGAAGTCCCCAACGCAGGCCTCGAACATTTCGGTGAAGGTTTCACACACGAGTTGGCGGATTTCTTCACCTGTGGTGAAATTGTCGATGTTGCGGGTCGAGTGGACGTAGTAGTGGAGCTCCCAGAGTCTCCAATTGTTGCGCGCCGCTCTGGGCGTGTGGTCGTTTCCATGACTCAAAACAACAAAGTCATCGACGCCGTAGGCTAAACAGGCGTAGAAGACAGCTTTGATATCGCGTGAATGCATTATGTTGTATTGTCATGAAATGGGGGGTGGGAATTTGTCGCATTCCTGCGGTCTCAGTGACCCACCCCAGGAGGGATGAGCCTTTCCCGGGTACGCGGTTAATGTTGGACCCAGGCGGCTGCTGAGGCATCGCCGTCGCCACCCATTGTCACACGGTAGTGACCCCAATGAAGGGAAGCTGGTGGCTCCCACCCCGGCGACTGCACGCAGTCGCCTAACACGCAGTGGGCGTTGGGGTGATACAGACTGGTTCCATGCTCCATTGCTCGTACATGTACCCTCCGCAATGGGAACGGCCCACGTAACGGAGGCATGAGCAATGGTGGAAAGCTGGCCTGCCGTGCCAGCTAGCAACTCAGCCATGGCATTGGAGACCCCTCCAACACCACTTAACCTGTTATTGCTCCCGCACTTTGCTGGATGTCCAGA